ATGAGCAAAGTTAGAAAGCTGCGACAAAAATATGGATACACTCAAGATTATATGGCAGAAAAAATGGGATTAAAGAGTAAGAATGCGTATAGTTTGAAGGAACGAGGAGAAAGAAAGTTCTCGCTAGAAGAAGCGAATATAGTTTCATTAATCTTTGAGCTACCGATTGAACAGATTTTTTTTGAGAGTGAAGTAACCAAAATGTTTAATGAATAGAAAGAAAAGCAGTTGAGAAGTAAGTAAATAGAATTTAAAAAGATATCAGACGAAAAGAGCAATAAAAGAATTTATTTAAATTAAGGAGAATAAGAAATGAAACGTTTTAAAGGAATGAAAACTTTAGAACAAATTCGAAAAGATTGTGAAAAAGACGGTCACTGGGAATTAGATGCAACAGCATGGGAGAAAAATGGAAGTGATTGGTTTTGGGTACGTGATATGGATAAACGGTACGTGCAAGCATTAGTAAATTGTTGGGGAAATTTCTTTGCTTATATCCCAGGTACAGAGGATGATGATGTTCCAGTGGCAACAGAGAGAAGTGTTGAGTATGATGGGACAGGCTGGTATGACGATTTATTGAGTTTATTATATGTTTCAATTTAGGAGGTGAGAGGGATGGATGAATCAAAAATAATTATGCATACTAACCAAAATTCATTGTATATTTCTGCAAGAAGCAATAAAGCATTCGAAGAATTATTAGAACAAGCGATAGTTCAAATGCAACAGCTCAAAAACACAATTGAAAAACTTGAGAATTATGATTTTGAAATAAAAGTAGGGATGGAATAGATCATTTCTTATTTTTGTGAGTAATGCTCTGAGCATCCTTTAATGTAATTTCAAACATAAAAAAACTGACAATTGTATCAATGAATTTTTTTAAGTCGTTAATATTGCGATCTTCATGATGCCGTAAATAATGAGTTTCATCATTTCCGATCCATGCAGATACTGTTGCGAGGGTTTTGATAGAGTCATTATCAATATAGCTTTTTATACATTGTACCAAAGGTGAGCTAAGTATTTCAGGTTTTTTGTCAGGTTGTTTAGAAATAGCATAATCTCGAATTAGAAATTCAAGTGCCTTTCGGTAACCCATGCCTGATATTTCATCAAGTTGTTGTTCTTCAGCAATTGAAGCTTGATCATAAATTTTAATAAAACCAGGTGATATAGCTTCAATTTCTTTTGGAAGGATAGAAGATCTGTGATTATTTGGGAATATTTTTTCAAGTGTGACTTCATTTCTGATTGACTCAAAGAATATTGCAAAATAAATTTGCTTGCAATGTGGACATAGAAAAGTTACGTAAATCAAGTCTTCAGAATGATAAGCATTCAATGCAATTGGCTTAAAAGTAGTTTTGCAGTGAGGGCATAATGTATCAAAATTTATATCATACTGATCGTCGCAAAGTTCAAAAGATCCATCAGGTGCTATGTAATCAATATTTTGAGAGGTTATTTCAAACTCCATTGTAAACTCCTTTGGTAAGTCAAATGATTAGGATCATTATAGGTTTATTTTGAAGTTGAAACAAGAGTAAAAATATAAAACAGATAAGAGGTGAGAAAAGTGCAAGCACAAAACACAGGTATTTTAACATTACTTGGAACCATAATCGAGCAGTTGGTAAAGGAAGAAGTTGCTAAACCAAAAGCAGAGCCAGAAACGTTACTGCTTAAGCCAAGGGAAGCTGCTGAGAAGCTGGGGTTACCCTATAATCGTATACGGTCATTATACCTTTACGATGACACATTTCCGGCTTTTAAAATTGGTCAGCGGTACTACGTAAACATAGCTTTGGCTGAAAAATGGGTTGAAGAAAGATCAAAGAATTAAGCGTGGATCATGTTGAGGTAGTTGAAGAGATTTGGGAGAATTTATTTTCTATATTTTAATTTTATACGAAAGGATCAGAAAAGAACATGAAAGAATCATACAGAAGTATTTACAGAATCTGCAGAGATCGTTCCGGTTTAACCCAGGAAGAAGCAGCGCCAAAGCTTAGTATTTCGGTTCGGGCATTGGGTAGTTATGAAGCTTATTCAATCGATGTTGGGAAACATATGCCCCCGGAAGATATCGTTTTAAACATGGCAAAACTATACGGTACACCATGGTTACCGTTAATTCATCTTAAAGAAAATACATTAATTGGCAGGGAAATATTCCCGGATGTGGAATTAACTGATCTACCACTGGCATTTTTAAAGTTTCAAGCGGAAATAGGTGATATACAGCCTTTAGAAAGCGAAATGAGAAAAGTTATCCTGGATAATCATATTGATGAACACGAAATAGAAACCTCGGAAACATTTATAAAAGAATTGATGGAGGGCATTATGTCCGGGTGGAGTTTGATTTTCTCCGCAATAGAAAAAAGACCGCTGCGGGAACAGCGATCTCAAGTTATTAGCCTGTCGAGGTAAACATTCTTTTGTAAATTTTAGCATAAAAAAATGCGTTTGTATAGTGGGGAAAGGTCGGGATGAAGAAAAATAGAACGAGTGATGAGGATAAGATTCAGTATCTGAAAATGATGTCTCTTTATGAAAGGGAATCAACACGTCAAAAAGGCGATGAGAAATTTAGAAAAATGATTAACCGGTTCCGGGAAAGTATTAAACTGGAACCGGAATATTTGGAGGAAGAAACATGAGTTATTCATTACAGAGAGTAATTGAAATTTTAGAAAAAAAGGGATTTGTACCAGAAGAATCAAAAAATAATGGGGTACTGCATTTTACGGCTCCGGGATATAAAGAAATCAAGATGAAATCAGATGGTGTTAAGCATTATTTTAAGGTGCTAACTAAATTTACAACCAATCTGAGAACTGCCCTGGAATGGGCAGGCGTTGAAAAGCTGGAGGATGTGGCGTGAATTATAGTTTTGACATAGCAATAGCTCAGGAGCTGGGAGTCAGTGCTGCCATTGTTGTTCAAAATCTTCAATTCTGGATTAAAAAGAATGAAGCCAATGATAAGCATTTCCACGATGGCCGTTATTGGACGTTTAATAGCATCAAGGCTTGGAAAGATCTATTTCCATTCTGGTCGGATCGACAGATCCGGAAGATTTTGGATGATTTAATTAGCAAAGGAATAATTATAAAAGGCAATTATAATGAATTAAAGTATGATCGAACTTTGTGGTATGCATTTACTGATTATGGCATTTCCATTTTACATAATTGTCAAATGAAAGTGCCAGATTTGTCAAATAGAAGTGACAAGAATGTCGAACCTATACCAGATATAAACACAGATATAAACACAGATATAAACACAGATGTAAACACAGATAGAGAGAGTACCCTCGAAAACACTGAAATTGAATTGGCAGGAAAACCGAAAAAAGTGGAACTGAATAATGTGGTTGTGGAATTCAATCAGGTTGTTTCTCGTCTGCCTAAGGTAACGGCCTTGACACCAAAACGTCGAAATACTATCCAGCAGCGGATTAAGGAGCATGGCCGGGAAGCGGTCAGTGTTTGTTTTTTCAAGGCTGGCAAAAGTGATTTTCTCTGTGGAGTCAATGACCGGGGATGGATGGCCAGCTTTGACTGGATCATGAAGCCTGAGAATTTTGTCAAGATCATTGAGGGGAACTATGATAACAAAACCCAGATCCCCAGAAACATGCAGGGAGCGTTGTCCAATTTGCAAAATCAATTCGAAATGGAACAGGGAGGATCAATCTTTGACTAATACCGAAACAGCTAAAATACTCGCAACGATCGCTGCTGTTTACCAGAATTTTGATGTGAACAACTTTAAGCAAAATATCTGGGCTGAATTGCTCAAAGAAACAGAGTTTCAGCATGCAGTAGCGGCTACTACCGGGTTATTAAGATGCTGCAAATTTCCACCAACCCCAGCGGATATCATCGAAGCCGCTAAAATCGAAAAGCTGCTGCAATTTGAAAGACTGGAGGAATTGAAAATTGAATCACGCAGAAACAACCAACTTTCTGATGGAAATGCAGGGGTGCTTTCCTCGGATTAATGTAAGAGATGTGACCATTGAAACATGGAAAGAGATCCTGGATAATGTGCCATATGATACCTGCCACAAAGCATATATCAAATACCTGAAATCAGGGGAAACCCGGGAGCCAAAGCCGGGGGATATTCTATCACTGGCAAGAACGATGCATAAGGCGATTGTTGTGAATCCTGTTGAATGCGAGCTTTGCCATGGTCGTGGAATGATATTCATTCTAGAACCGGATGGCCATGAATGCGTTGCCAGGTGCAGCTGTCAAAATGGGAATCTATATCCGCATTTCCCGACGGTTAAGCTTGGTTTTCACCGGCATACTGAGCTTGGCCGTATTGAAGTGATCAGATGATTTATTTGATTGCTGATACGAGCGAATATGAATGGCCATTGGCTACAGCAGGCAGTCTGAATGAACTGGCAAAGATGTGTGGAGTTAAGGCGAGTGATATTTGTACGATTATCACCAGGAAACACAAAACGAAAGTTTTCCATGGTATCCCTGCTAGAATTTATAAATTTCCGGAGGAAGAATGAAAAGAACAGCTTTAGAAATGGCTTTGGAAAGAAAAAATTCGCCATGTGAGCAATGCGAAAAATTGACACGAGTAAATAATGCCTTATTCTGCGGGGAAAGTGGGAAGTTGCTTATGCCTATGTATCTACCTGGATGGAATAAAAAATGTTTTGGAACGGAGGAACATGAAAATGACAATAGGTGAACGAATCAAAAAAGAGCGTGAAATTCTTGGATGGTCACAGGAAGCATTAGCTTTGGCATCAGAAATTTCGCAAAGAAGTATTGGGCATTATGAACTTGGACAAAGAGATCCTCAATCGGTGACTATTAATAAAATCATGGGAGCTATGGGGTTTCGAATGCAGTTTGTGAAAGAAGGGGTGGAAAGTGAATAAATACCGAAAATTACAGACGATCAAACATGCTTTGCAATATTACATCACTCGGCCGGATGCAGATTCTAAAGATATCGAGCAAGAAAAGGCTCTGCTGGAAAAGGTCAAGGGAGAGATTCGGGAAGTCAAATTTAAGTGGTATGGAAACAAGGCGGAATAATGAAATGGGTTTGTGATGGCTGTGAGTATATAGCAGGTTCACCCTATATTTGTATATGGGGTTGCCCAAGGAAAGAGAAAAGCGGGATGAGATGGACTTTATCAAAAGGATTTATAACTTCAATTCCCAAAGCAGGGACAGGAAAGAAGGGTTTGAGGTAGAAAGCGACCGATTTATTGGTCTGAGATATATTATAAAGGGTGATAGCCTGGTCATCGTCTCAGGTAAAAATGGAGCTTTTTCAGTAGATTTGAAGAAGGCTAATTTATTGGCCCTGGAAATAATGGAGATGGTGGAACATTATGAGTAAATATGAATGTGAGTATTATGGATTTATCGAAATACTTTATAGAGAGGGTAACAGTGATGCTTTTTATGCTGATGCGGGATTGTTTCAAAAAAATAACTGATGAAATGTTGAAAGGTGAGTGTATCATCCATGTTCCTTGTCGGAGGGGAAAGAGTATTGAGTTCCTATCTTCGAACGCAAAAAAGGTTTCCATGGTGGTTGGTGGACGGATTTTGAAGCGGGTGGCTGTATGATTGAAATATTAATCAATATTGCTTCTTTGTGTTTTTGGTTCACACTGGCAACGTCTGGGATTGCTGTGGCGCTGATCGGCTTGCTTTTCCTGAGTGCGGTTGTTTGTGGAGTTGCCGGTGGTGTGATCAGTGGGATTGCGAGAAGAAGAAAATGAAAAAGAAAAAGATTGAGGTGGATGGATGAAATCACCAAAATGGCTAAAATCGACCATCGCAATATTGTTTTTATTGACATTTGTATTTGTAGCTTGCTCTGGAGCGGCGGAAGCCAAAGGGAGCACGGTATCTGCAAAGCCAAGCGTTTCCGCAAAACCAAGCGTTTCAACCAGTAAGCCAATAACAAGTAAACCCACTGCTACAAATAACAGTTCGACAACGAGTAAGCCTCAGATCAGTACAAAACCAGTAACAAAGTCGAGCAAAACAATAAGCTACACAGCTAAACCCAATAAAAATAGTAGTTATGCCACTATCAGCAATTTAAGCTCGGGCGGTAAGAACAAATTTGATTTTTCAAGACCCTACAAGTCGATGAAGAACTTTAATTACTCAAACATGGGAAGTAGTGTCCATTATTACGGGAGTTCATTTATGTCAAATTACATTGACTATATGATCATTCAAGAATTAATGGATAATGAAAATGACGGAGACAAAAATAATGATAATGATGCGTGGTTACTGATGTATATGATTTTAAAGTAATGTTTGCAAGAAACAAAAAAAGGAGCTTTCGCCCCAAATTGCTCATGAAATTATTTTAACATGGGGGGAAGCGGATGTCAAAGGTTAAGAGTATAACGGCAATGATCAATATAGAGACGACGTGTAGGGATAATCTGATTCGGAGAAAAGGGAGATTAATGAGCCAGCTTGCTCCAGATGGTATTAAAACAAGTAAATTAGGGGATGATCTGGATGCTTCATGTATTCATGGCAGCCGATCAAAAGCATTTGAAGACATTCTTCCGGAGGTCATGGAGTTGCAGCAACAAATTAATGAACACAACCGGGAGATTGATGTTCTCGGTAATTTGAAAAACCAGATTCTTGAGCAGATAAGTAGTATTGATAATGTGAATACAAAGGTCAAATATCTGAGGGATCAGGTTGGTTACAGCTTGCAGGAGATTGCGCTGGTGCTGGGTTATGGATATGGGTATATTAGAAAAATATCGTCAAAATTGGATCAGGAAGAAAAAAATAACAAAAAATAGGCGAATAGTGAACAAAATAGGGTACAGCAATTTTTTTAAAACCATGATAGTATCTAAAGTGAAAAAGAAGGTAAAGAATTAAGAGCAGCCGAAGGTGGTTGCTTTTTTTATTTGTTGAGCATAAAAGTTGAATGAATTTTATAATTGCCCATAAACAGTGATTCCTATATAATAAATATTGATTAGTTTAAAAATTTATAATATAGGAGTATATATGAAATTAGTATTTTTAAGATTGATTATATTCATTCGACTTATAGCATTTGGGGTGTGGGAGTTTGCAAAAATGATTTTCTTTACAATTTTTATTGTAAAGGATGTTTTATTAAATTTTATTATAGGAGTTATTTATCAGCCAGTTATTTTTTGCTTAACTTATGTACTATTTGCCGAACAAATTGAATTTATATTTGATAATTATATGAGCGATGATAGTTGGTTGCAGATTGTATTTTATATTTTTTTAATATTCTGTTTTGTTTTGATTGTAAATGCAGCCATTGAACTAGGATACTATTTATTTAGTTCTGGAGATTCTTATAAAATTGTTTTTAAGATACAGAAAGCATTTTATAATTACGCATTAATTATTATTTCACTCATGGCATTTTGGTATTCGTTTAAGAACGCAATGGATGAAGAAATGAATCTAAAACTTTTATTTGCAAGCATTGTTTTTTTTGTGTGTGTAATTTTCACAGATCTATATGGATTTTTTATTCATTCTGAGGATAAAGTTAAAAAATTGTACAAATCAATCATTGTTAAAAAGGTACAGATGTATGATGATTTGTTCTAAATTGAAATTTTAAAATAAGTTTATTTTTCTTTAATTTTTAAGGAGGAGATGATATGAATTGAGAAAACAACCATCAAAGCCGATCAAGCGAACCCGCGACGTTTTGGATATACAAGACTATTTGAAAGCAGCAGCCAACAGAACGGTTGAGGGCAGACGTAATTACATTTTATTTTTAATCGGCATCACAACCGGCTACCGGGCCGGGGATCTGGTTGGCCTAAAAGTTAGGGATGCCAGAGAAGCGATCCGGCATGGGTACTTCCTGATTCAGGAAGGGAAGAAATACAATTCTAAGAACATCCGGCAGAAGAACCGGAAACCCCGGCAGGCTGAGATTATTCCCAAGGTAGCCAGGGAGTTGAAATTATACATCAAAGATAAGCGGGATTACGAGTGGCTGTTTCCATCCCGTAAGGGTGGAGCCATTGGCGTTCAGGCAATAAGCAATATCTTGAAAGACGCTGCTGCTTACTTTGGGATCAAAGGGATCACGGCACACAGTATGCGTAAAACCTATGCTTATAAGATTTACATGGACAGCGGAAAGGATGTTGTGGCAGTAAAAGAACTGCTGGGGCATTCCTCCATCGAAGAGACAAAACTATATTTAGGACTGGATCAAGAGAAGTATCACGAGTACACAAAGGCGTTAGCTGACTTTGTACGGTGAGCTTTTTTTATTTTTTTGATGTTGAATGTTTAAAAAATGAGTGGGTGAACATTAAAGGTCAGAATTTCTTATACTCTAGTAAGTAGAGAGATGAAAAACTGAATGTGTGATTCTCTAAGATAATTAAACATTCAAACGGAAAAACCCGAACATTAACGCTATAAATAGCAAATAATGTTCGGGTTTTTATTTTAAGATTTGAGGTGATTTATGGCTGGTGCATTTGCAAAAAGAATATACAGTTCCAAACGCTGGAGCTCAAAACGAGATTACATTTTTCAGAAACGATTTGGAATCTGTGAACGGTGTGGCAGACCAGGTGAGGAAGTCCATCATAAGATTTATCTGACACCTGAGAATATCCATGATCCTGAAATAGTTTATGGTGAGGATAACCTTGAGCTGCTCTGCCGGGACTGTCACTTTGATGAACATCGAAAGACTAACCCGCTGGGTGATAACTTCAAGCGTCGGGTAAGGCTGACAAACAACGGCGTCTACTTTGATGCTGCTGGCAATCCTCAGCCTGTTAAGCGGTGGCTGGTCTGTGGTGCTCCGGCATCTGGCAAGACAACCTATGTGATGGAGCATATGGACCATGGAGATCTGGTCATTGACTTTGATCTGATTGGTCAGGCGCTCAGTCTGCAAAGCAAGGATGGGCTGCCGGACAATCTGGTGGAGACAGTGGCCAGTGTTCGGGATCATCTCTATCAGTTGGTTGAGACAGAGAAGGTTGATGCAAGAAACATCTGGATCATTGCATCGCTTCCCAAGCAGAACGAGCGTGAACTGATTGCTGAGCGATTAAAAGCAGCCATCATTGCGATTGATGTTGATTATGAAACCTGTCTGGGCAGAGCCATGCTGGATGATAGCAGAAAAGACAAGGAGTTACAGAAGCAAATCATCACCCGGTACTTTCGCAACCGCAGGGGGTAGCCCCCCTTAAAAAACATGGGGTGGGGCCTGAAAGGACCGTCGGAGGTGGAAGAAATCTGTTCCTCCACGGGGGAAATTCAAAAAAGGAGGGGGGTATATTTTTGGGCATTGCCGAACAATTGGAAAAAGAAAAGAAGATCAGGGCTGAGAAAAACAGAATACTGAAGATTTATAAAGACATAAAGCTTGATGCTAAGATTATTAAAGTTCTAGAAGGTCTTGTATCTGATGCTGCTTTTATGAGAATCGCAATTGAAGAAATAAAAGAGAAATTGATCAAAGAAGGGCTGATGGAAAAGTTTAAGAATGGATCTCAGGAGTTCATGCGGGAAAAACCGGAAGCCAAACTGTTTCTTAATTTCATGAAGCAGTATGCCAACACCATGAAGCAGTTGATTGATTTGATGCCGGTGCAGGTAAAGGATGAAGAGCAGGATCAGCTCATGCAGTTTTTCCAATCCGGAAAGGAAGCTGTTAAAAAATGAGCCGAGCAGAATTTATTGAGGAATATTACGATGCCATCATGTCCGGGGACATTGTGGCCGGTCGCCGGATCAAGCAGGTCTGTAACAAGCTGATGCATGACTTGAAGAACCCGGGGCAGTTTGTCTTTGATGAAGAATTGGCCAACCGGCCCATTAATTTCATCGAAACATTTTGCAAGCAGGCCCAGGGAACGCTGGGGGCGCCAATCAAGCTGATGCTTTTTCAGAAAGCAAAGTATCAGGCAATATTTGGTTTTGTTGATAAGGATACCAGGCTTCGGCAATACCGTGAGGTCTTGGATATCCGGGGCCGGAAAAATGGAAAAACGACTGAGCTTGCTGCCACGGCTATTTATATGACAATTGCTGATAATGAGAGTGCTGCAGAAAATTATTTTATTGCGACCAAGCTTGACCAATCCCAAAAGGGATTTAATGAAGCCTGGAATATGATCGCACAGAGCAAAGATTTGTCAAAGTATATTCGGAAACGGAAATCAGATCTTTATTTTGATCCCAGCTTTTCGTTTATCAAAGCATTGTCCAGTAACCGCAACGGCCTTGATGGTCTTAACTCACATTGTGTGATTATTGATGAGCTGGCAGCTATTAAGAACCGTGATCTCTATGATCTGATGATCCAATCAACATCATCCCGAGACCAGCCGCTGTTAACCTGCATCTCCACCAATGGTTTTGTCAGGGAGTGTATTTTTGACAGTCAGTATGAGTATGCTTGTAAGGTGCTGGATGGCAAGATGATTGATCAAAGGTTTCTGCCATTTATTTATGAGCTTGACGATCGGGACGAATGGGATAAAGAAGAATGCTGGCAAAAAGCAAACCCGGGGCTTGGTGTTATCAAGAAAACCGAAGTTCTCCGGGGCTTTGTAAATAAAGCAAAAGAAGATCCGGCTTTTAAAGCCACGGTTATGGTCAAAGATTTTTGTGCGACTGAAAATGCAGCTACAGCATGGCTTCGCTGGGAAGAACTTTATAACCCTGAGAAATTCGAAGCGAAAGAAATGGGTTTCCGGTATGGCATTGGCAGCTTTGATTTGGCTGAAACAACCGACCTTGCCGCAGCAAAAGTTGTCTGCAGAAAAAGGGACGATGAAAAAGATTATTATCTGTCGATGTACTGGCTTCCGGAAGAAAACTTGAACAACAAAGAATTACTGGATCAGGTGCCTTACCTGTTGTGGGAAAAACAGGGATTGCTTAGAGTTTGTCCGGGAAACCGGATCAATCCTTATGCGATATTGGAGTGGTTTGTTGAAATTCAAAATGAGTATGACATTTATATTCCCTGGATTGGTTATGATCCCTGGCATGTGGATGCCAGTTTGCTCCAGGCTTTTCATAGTCACTTTGGTAAAAATGCGATGATTTCAGTCCGGCAGGGGTCGTATACCTTATCTATGCCCATGAAGGAGCTTAAGGCCGAGCTGATCGCCAATCAGTCGGTTTATAATGACCATCCTATTGATAAATGGTGCCTGAAGAATCTGGAAGTGAAGGTGGACATCAACGGTAATATTCAACCGGTCAAAGGCGTGTCCCAGACACAAAAAATTGATGGAGCTGTGGCCATGATTATTGCCAAGGTTATCCTACGGGATAAAATGGCAGAATATTTAAATATGATTTAGGAGGTGTGTCTTGTTTGAAAAAGTAAAACAATTTTTTAATAAGAGTCCAACTGTTTCCAGAATGGAAATGATTACCGAACAGGGGAATGGGTTCTTTGCCTGGAATGGGAATCTTTATCATTCCGACCTGGTGAGGTCGTGCATCCGGCCAAAGGTAAAAGCCATTGGTAAGCTGACCGCTAAACACGTCCGGCAAACTGGATCTGATTTTCAGGTTAACCCAGAAGTTTACATGCGGTTCCTACTGGAAGAACCCAACCCTTACATGACCGGGCAGATGCTGCAGGAAAAGCTGGCTACACAGCTGCAGCTTAATAATAATGCTTTTGCCTATATCGTCCGGGATGGCAGTGAAATGCCGGTGGCGATTTATCCAATCCCGGCGACAACCGTGGAAGCGGTTTATAATAACACTGGGGATTTGTTTTTGCGTTGCTTCTTGCTTAACGGTAAGCTGGTTACTTTTCCTTATGTTGATGTCATTCACCTTCGACAGGATTTTAATACCAATGACATTTTCGGAGAAAGCCCGCAACAGGCGCTGGCTCCACTGATGGAGATTGTCAACACCACCGATCAGGGGATTATCAAGGCGATTAAAAACAGTGCGGTCGTAAAATGGTTGCTTAAATTTAATACGACCTTGAGACCAGAGGATCTCAAGAAAGAGACAGATCAGTTTACGAATACATTTTTGAGTATCGAAAACTCTGGTGGAGCTGCATCGACCGATGCCAAGATGGATGCCATTCAGGTCACCCCCCATGATTATGTACCCAATGCGCTACAGATGGATAAAACCACTCAGCGTATTTTTTCATTTTTTGGCACCAACGAGAAGATTATCCAGAGCCGGTACAACGAGGACGAATGGAATGCTTACTATGAAGCCGAGATTGAGCCTTTTGCGTTGCAGGCTTCCGGAGAGTTTACCCGGAAGTTATTCAGTCGCAAACAGCGTGGGTTTGGTAACTCCATTATGTTTGAGTCTTCCAATCTGCAGTATGCCAGCATGACTACAAAACTGGCATTATATCAGGCAGTGGATCGTGGTTCCATGACACCAAACGAATGGCGAAAGATTTTAGGAAACCTGACCCCGCTACCCGGTGGCGATGAAGCGATCCGGCGACTGGACACCCAACCGGTTAAGGAATATACGAAAGTAGAGAGTGGAGGTGAGTAAGAATGTCTGTTGAAATTGAAGTAAAAGGGGCCATTGTTCCGGATGGGGACAAGTGGATCTATGATTATTTTGAGCAGCCCTGCACCACGGCAGCGGATATCAAAAATAAGATTCGGTCGGCTAACGGTGATGTGCTGGAAGTTTCGGTGAATAGTCCTGGTGGCGATATCTTTGTTGCTTCGGAGATTTATACCGCATTGAAAAATTATAAAAACGTCAAAATCAAGGTGACGGGTTTAGCGGCCAGTGCTGCATCGGTTATTGCGATGGCCGGTTATTGTGAAATGAGTCCAACGGCCCAGATGATGGTCCATAATGTGTGGACGTGTCAGAGTGGGGATTACCGGGATATGGATTCAGCCAGTGAGAGTTTGAAGAAAGCCAATCGCTCCATTGCGAATGCCTATTGTGTCAAATCTGGCATGGCCATGGATGCAGCGTTAAAAATGATGGATGATACCACATGGATGACAGCCCAGGATGCCAAGGCGTTGGGGCTTGTGGATAAGGTGCTGTTTGAGGTTGATGATGAAGAGGGATTCTATCAGAATCAATTATTTAACAGTGTTTTAAAAGAAAACGCCAAGGCCATGTATGCAGCGATCCCCCGGTTAAGCCCTGGGGTGATTGCAAAAATGCGGGAGTCCCGGGAGAATGCTCCGGAGAAAAACGAAAAATCAGAAAATGAACTAAAAGCCCTTGTTGATCAGAACCTTGAATCAGCAAAGGCTTATTTAAATTATTTAAAACTGAAAGGTAATGTGAAAAATGACTAAAGAACAGTATTTGAAAATGAGAAATGAATTGTTGGCAGAGGTTGATGGGCTAATTAACGGCGGTGATGTGGAAAATGCCAATGCAAAAATGGCAGAGGTTACAGCTCTGGATAACAAGTTTGAGGCAGAGCGAACCGCCCAGGCCAATGCTGCAGCGTTACGAGGGGCACCGATTGTAAATATTGAAACACAATCAGTAATTAACCAGGGCATTGAATTTGGACAAGTGCTTGCAAGTTTCGGTGAAACAACGACCGAAGTAGAGCTGCATGAACGAGCCTTTTATAATTTTCTGGTAAACAAACCTTCAACCCAGGAAGAAAAAGCGGTGTTCGACCGGATCAATGCCGATTATCGAAATGCAGTACAAACGGCCACCGATCATCAGGTTGTTATTCCAGAAACGGTAACGGCTATGATTTGGCAGGAAATTGCGGACACTCATCCTGTGTTAAAGGATATTCTAAAAACTAATGTACCTGGGGATCTAACTCTGATTAAAGATGATGATAGCATCACAGATGCAGAGTGGATTGATGAAGCAACTGCCGCTGAAGGGGATGATGTAGGGTTTGGAACTGTTGAGTTAACAGGCTGTGAACTGCCAAAAGCGGTTGATGTGTCATGGAAGATTAAGAAAATGTCAATGGCAGATTATATCCCTTATATTGCCAGAAAAATTGCTGAAAAAATGGGAAATGCCATTGCTAAGTCTGTGTTTACAGGAAAAGGTAAACCAGGTGAGGGAGATACCTTTAAAGCTCAGCCTAAAGGTGTTGTAACAGCTCTGAACGCAGAAGTAGGAACACCACAGGTTGTCACTTTTGCCACAGCTGATCCACTGTCATACAAAAAGATTACATCGGCTTTGGCAAAAATCAAAAGTGGGTATCTGGGAAGTGGTGCAGCCATTTACGCAGACAACGCTACGATCTGGAATGAGCTGGCTAATGTATTAAATGAAATGGGAAATCCATATTTTGTTCCTGACCCAACCGGTGCTGGTGTTGGTCGTATGTTTGGGTTGCCAGTAAAAGAAGAAGCTGCAGCTGCTGGTAATATTCTTATTGGTAATTATGGCAAAGGTTATGCTATGAACGTCAATCAGGATATTACCTTATATCAGGAAGATCATATTAAGGCAAGAACAACCACCTACATGAGCTATTCCATCATTGATGGCGATGTGGTTACAAACAAGGCTTTTGCTCTTATCAAAAAGGTATAGAAGGGTATCAGGGGGCAATGCCCCCTTTTAACGGGTGAACAAAATGCTTGAATCAATCAGAAATGCCCTGAGAATTAAAAATACAGTCTTTGATGATGAAATAACAGATTTGATTAATGCTTGCAAACTGGATCTTTCCATATCCGGCATTAAGATCATTGAGGATAGCGATCCGCTGATTAAGCAGGCGGTCAAAACCTATGTTAAAGCAAATTTCGGTTTGGATAATAAAGACGGTGAGAAGTACATGGAAAGCTATGAAGCGATCAAACGCCATCTGGCTTTATGCGGAGATTATAATGTGGCACCGATAGTTATACCGGAAGAGGGTGTGTAAATGTGGACAAGTATCTGTTATTTGGGCGTTGAAGACGATGTGGAAAACGCTCTTGGTGAAAAGTTTGAACAGGTCACTTATGGTGATTATATTTTTTGTGACAAGAAATCAATCCGCATGGCTGAATTCTACCAGGCAGCCGTCACCGATTTTAAACCCACGCTGACGCTGGTACTTAAACAGGCTGACTATGAAGCCCAGCGGTATGTGATGTTTGAAGGGGATGTTTTTACTGTGATCCGGACGTATGAGCCGGATAAGGAAGACATCGAACTGATTCTGGAAAGGGGGATTAAACATGGGGATGCCGCCATCAGTGACGAAAGTGTTGGTTAAGAAAGGGAAAACAACGATTCAGTACACATCAAATGTGGATAGGGTGAAGTATACCCTGTCTGAATTAACCCGGGCAGCGCTCCGGGATGTTGGCAAGTACCTGACTAAAGAATTTCGCCTGGCTTATTATGGCAACTTCAAAAAACGCCGGGGCAAGGTTGGAAAGTTTACTCAATACTGGGTAAGGAAAAAAGATTGTGATCTTCAGGTTGGTTTGAAACCCAATGCATTTTATGGCGGCTTCCAGGAAAAAGGATCGTCTAAGACTCCGGCGCTGGGTTTGCTGACAAAAGTTACCCAGGACAATATTGCAAAAATCGTTGAGATTGAATCTCAATATCTAAGCTCATTGGAGTCAGAAGCTGCTGCATTGGCCAAAATCAATGAAGAGGAATATGAAGGTGGCTCAGATGGCGAGTAAAACGGTTCTGCTAATTGAAGAGATCAAAAAAATCATTCAAAACGTCCATATGGGCGTTTTTTATATTGGTACGACCAAAACCACTCCTTACCCTTATATAACCTTTCAAATAAGCGATATTGGGGCCAGTAAAAAGTTGGAATTGGACTATTGGACGGACAAACCGGACTCTATTGAGCTGGAAACATTAGCGGATAATGTGGGCGAATTTTTGAATAAATATACGCTTACAAATGAGCATCACAGCATAACGATTTATAAAAATGACGACCGGCAACGGTTGGACGAAACAATTATTAAGCGGATCAATGAATCTTATCTGATCCGCTATTTTGGAAAGGAAGAATAATAAATGGGAAAAGTACGAACAGGCTACAATCAGAAAACAATGGAGAATCTCCATACTGGCGCCGGGGCGTTTTTTAAAAACTTTATTGTCGGCACAGACACCTATGAATCTGCCCGACTTGGTGGAAAACTCATTGGTGCGACTCAGGGCGGTGGTGAGTTTAAGGCTTCCGCTGAGATCCGAAACATTGAGATTGATGGGCTTCCCGGGAAAGGCCAAGGCACGGAGATTATTGACTATATTGATGTGTCAATGGGCATGAACTTTATCGAGACAACCCCGGCTATTTTAGCCATGGCTCTAGGAGCAGCTGATATTGACACGACTACCAATGGCACCTATGACATCATCACTGGGAGAAACGCCTTTGAGGATGATGATTATATCGGGAACATCACCTACATTGGTACCATCACCGGTAGTGAGGAGCCGATCATTATACAGGTCTTTAATGCTTTATCCACTGATGGCCTAAACATCAAAGTTGAGGACAAGAAAGAAGGGGTCATCCCCGTTACCGTTTATGGACATTACAAGGATACCGGGGAAGGGACACTGGATGCGCCACCTTATCGGATCTATTATCCAAAAGGTAATAACGTGGCCACCCCGGTTGCCAGCGTCAAGGGTGGCACCTATGCCCTGACTCAAACGGTCGCCTTGACTTGTGCGACATCTGGTGCAACGATCTACTACACCACTAACGGCTTTGAGCCAACGGCAGATGATACGTCTTATTCAACATCAATCACAGTGGCAGCCGATACGATTTTAAAAGCTAAAGCAATCAAATCCGGCATGGCCGATAGTGCGACCATGACCGAAACTTACAGAATTGGAGAATAATTAAATGATTGAAAATGTACGAAAACTAAATACAGCGGATCTGTTTGAATTTATGCGGATGGTTAAGCGAACCGGGGTTAAGGATGAACTTAAAAAGGTTGCTAAGAATATGCCGAAAAAAGAGAAGAAGCCACAATTGAAGGTTGTTGAAGAAGGTGATGATAATTCTCCGGAACTCATTGTTCAAGAAGTGCCATCCCAGGCAGAGGTTGGTATTGAAATGGCCTTTGCGATTATGGAGATTTTTGCGAACCAGAAAGCTGAAGCGGAAATCTATACGTTCATTGCCCGGCCCTTCCAATGCACATCGGAAGAAGTTGCCGAAAATGATCTGATGGATACAATTGAAAAACTTAAAGAAGTGGCTGATGCCCAGAAGTGGGCGTCTTTTTTCAAGTCAGCAACTCAGTAGATGTTACTGAAATCGAGGAGTTGCTCCTAAGACGATATAACAACATCGACTATATTTTAAACATAGATATTGATAGCGGTCTTGCATTTATTCGCAAAGCCTTTGAAAAAGAAGAGGATGCGAAATTGTGGGATCGCTATTTAGTTGATTACCGGCATATGGGGCCTGAGAACTTTATCACTTTTGATGATTACAAGAAGCTGGCTCAAAGCGAAAGTATCCAATCAAGGGCCGCCCCGAAAACCAAACAGGAGACCATTAACGAAATCAATGAGAAGGTTGAAAAGATCATCAATCTAACCCTGAAAGGGGGTGAAGCTAATGGCGTTTGAGATCTTTAAACTGTTTGGTTCGATTTTCGTTGATACCAGTGAAGCCAATAATGAGATGGATCGGGCTGGAAACAATGCCGAGATCCTGGGGAAAAAGTTTGGCGATGTAGCCAAGAAAGCCGATGATATCAGCAATGGCTTAAGTAGCGTTGGAAAAGGTTTTACAACCTATGTAACGGCACCGTTAACCGCCCTGGGAACAGCCAGCGTTTTGGCTTTTAATGTGGTGGATGACGGGATGGATAAAATCATCACGACCACCGGGGCTATGGGCGCCAAGGCTGAAGACCTTGAGAATGTCTATAAAAATGTCGGTAAGACCATTCCGGATACCTTTGACAACATTTCTTCAGCGGTCGGAGATGTCAGCGCCCGGTTTGATGTAACCGGGGATCAGCTGCAATCCATGAGTGAGGATTTTCTTAAGTTTTCACGGGTGACCGGAACAGACGTGGCGACATCGGTACAGCTTGTTTCTAGAGCCATGGGTGATGCCGGTATCCCGGCAGAGCAGTACAAAAGCGTATTGGATCAGCTGACCAAAGCAAGCCAAACTTCGGGCATCAGTATTGAAACACTGACCGAAAACCTGACTAAGTATGGGGCACCAATGCGAGCACTGGGGTTTGATACCCAGGAATCCATTGCCATCTTTGCCGGGTGGGAAAAGGCGGGTGTCAATACTGAAATTGCTTTTTCCGGGATGAAAAAAGCAATCTCAAATTGGTCAGCCGATGGTAAAGATGCCAGGGAAGAATTTAAAAAGACCTTGCAGGCCATCGGTGAGACTCCGGATATTGCAACAGCAACATCTATGGCCATTGAAGTCTTTGGCCAAAAGGCGGGGCCAGATTTAGCGGATGCTATTAAAGGTGGACGTTTTTCATATGAAGAATTTCTGGCTGTCATTGAAGGCTCTGATGGGACGCTGGACAATACCTTTAATTCCATTTTGGATGCCGGGGATAAGTTTCAGTTATCATTTCAGAAAATGCAGCAGGCCGGGGCTGATCTTGGCGAAACGATCTTAAATGTATTAGCACCAATGCTGGAAACAGCAGCGCAAAAGGTCAGCGATCTGGGTGAATGGTTCAGTAATCTGGATCAGGGACAACAGGAGTTTATTGTAAAAATAGGGATGGTGGCAGCGGCAATTGGGCCGCTTTTGCTGATTTTAGGAGGCCTCGCTGGAGCGGTTTCCAATGTTGCCGGATTATTCGCAACCGGGGGCCTATTAAACGGGGCGCTTGGATCAGCATCGGCAGCCTTTGGCATTGGTGCCGAGGGAGCTGTGGGAATGGGTTCTTCCCTGGCGGCGTTAACGGGGCCGGTGGCCATTGTGGTTGCGGTTATTGCCGGGTTAGTGGCGATACTTGTTGGCGCTTATCAAAGTTCGGAGACGTTCAGAAATTCAGTTTCCGGGGCGTTTGAGTCCATCAAAAATACAGCGCAAGATGCCTTTGGGAGGATCAGCGAGGCATTAGGCCCAGCGATGGAGTCCTTCCAGGGATTTGCAACCGGATTAACCCCGGTGCTGCAGCAGATTGGAGACTTTATCGGAACCTATATCGTGCCGGTGGTGGAGCAGTTCATTGGATCATTTATCAATGGCTTTGCCAATATCATTGTGGCCATTGCGCCGTTTATCGCAGCTATCGGGAACTTGCTCAGTTTTATCGGAAATTTTGTCGGCTTAGTTGTCGCTTTATTAAATGGTGATTGGGCTGCAGCTTGGCAGTTTGCCCAGGCAATGGGTCAGAATGCAGTTGATTTTTTGGTTAACGTATTTCAGGGGCTTTATAACTGGGTAGCGCTCATTTTCCAGAGCATTCTTGATTTTATAGTTGGCATCTGGACTGGACTTGTTACACGAACAACTGAAACCTGGAATGGAATTGTAACCTTTCTACAGACAGCATGGCAGTTGATTTATGACAACACGATTGGGAAAATTACGGAACTGGCAAAGGGCGTTGCTGCTAAATGGGAAGAAACAAAAAGTGATACCCAAACAAAGTGGGCAAATATTCGTGACGATCTGGCCAATAAGGTTGGTGAGATTTATTCAAATGTGACCAGTAAAATAAAAGAAACCGCTGATGATGTGGCAGCCAAATGGCAAGCCAGTAAAGATGATTCTCAAGCAAAATGGGCAGCGATCAGGGATGATCTGGCTCAAAAGGCTGGTGAAATTTTCCTGAATGTTACTGATAAAGTAAGAGAAATTGTTGAAGACTTGCCCGGTAAATGGCAGGAAATAAAAGAGACTGCCGGGACTAAATGGCAGGAAGTCAAAGACAATATTATCTCAAAAATTCAAAATTTACCGACCGACCTGAAAAACATTGCAAGTGACATGATAAATCAAATGGTTGCAGGAATTCAGGAAACAGCTGGAAATGTCTATGGAGCGGTAACCAGTCTTGTCAACGATGTTATCACAAAGTTTAAAGAAGGCTTCGGGATACACTCACCAGCCAGAGTTATGCTTGAAATTGGGAAGTATATCGTCCAAGGTCTAATTAATGGCCTGAATGGTGACAACCTCATGGCATTTGTCAACAGCATGGTCGAAGACATTAAATCTGCCTTTACCAACGGAAATTTCAATCTAAAAGCTGCCATTGATTTCATCGGAAGCGGTGCTGCAGAATTCTTCAAGAGCATCGGTATTGGCGGTTCTGATTTTGGAAGCTTAACGGTTCCAGTCGGCGGTGACATTACTTCTGGCTTTGGGTATCGTGATGATGTTGCTGGGGTAGGTTCTTCAGATCATATGGGTATCGATATTGGTGCTGCTGAGGGAACTCCCGTTGGAGCTGCTGGAGCAGGAACAGTTACTCAGGCCGGTTGGTACGGTGGATACGGAAATGCAGTTATTATTGACCATGGAAACGGGTTAGAGACCTTATACGGCCATCTTTCACAAGTCTTGGTTAATGTTGGCGATTTAGTAACCCAATTACAGACCATTGGTTTGGTGGGAAGTACAGGAAATTCAACGGGTCCCCATTTACATTTTGGGGTTATGGAAGACGGTGCGTGGGTTGATCCATCCAGTATTTTTGGATATGCATCTGGAACAGACTATGCGACTTCGGGTTTACATTGGGTAGGTGAAAAAGGTCCAGAGCTGGTTAATTTTAAAGGTGGCGAAAGGGTCTATGATGCCGATACAAGCGAGCTGCTTGCTAACGGCAATGTAACCATGAACATCACCGTTAATAGCCCAACGGCTTTATCGCCTGCTAAAAGTGCCAAGCTGTTCAAACGGTCAGTACAAGAATTATTGATGAAGAATTAGGAGGCTGGAATGCGAAGAATAAAATACATCAATTCCTTAGGGGAAGAGTTGCTTTTTGGCAATTCAGCCCCTTTTATTTTGCAGAAATTTGAAGAAAGTCAGGGTGTCAATAACTATAATTTCAAAGGTGTCGGCCAGGATGGGGAAACCTATCTTGGTAACACCCTAGATCCCAAAGACGTCAACCTCACGGTTGCGATTATCGCAAAGACATCCGACTTATATAACCAGTATAAAGAAAAGCTTTACCGGGTATTTAATCCGAAGCTTGGTCAGGGCTACCTTGTCTATGACGACTATCTCAAGGAGCGTAAAATTAAGTGTATTCCGGAGAAACTCCCGTTTTTAAAGGATGCAATTAGATCCGGAACCGGTCTTATTAACCTAACGGCCTATGAGCCGTTCTGGAAAGATTTACTGGAAAGCAGAGATGAAATTGCGCTATGGGTGGCAGATTTTGAATTTGATTTGGAGATACCGGAGGATATCGGCATTGAGATCAGCCACCGGGAACCGAGTCTGATTGTAAACTGTTTGAATGAAGGAGATGTCGAAACTGGCATCCGCATTGAATTTAAAGCCCAGGCCACTCTCATAAACCCATCACTTTTTAATGTCAACACCAGAGAATTTATTAAGATCAAAAAAACCATGGCAGCCGGTGAAGTAATTTCAGTATCCACCTATTTTGGTGATAAGCGAATCATAAGCAAGCTGAATGGCATGGAAACAAATGCGTTTTATGCTATCGATGAAGATTCAACCTTCCTGCAGCTTGATAAAGGCGATAACTTGTTTCGTTACGATGCCGACTCTGGACTGGATAATCTGGAAGTGACAATCTACCATTACAACAATTATCTGGGGGTGTAGTGTGAATCTGTATATTTACAATAAAGCACTGGCTCTGCAGAATGTCATGGATACCTATGGATCACTCCGGTGGGTTAGGCGGTACAACGAGTGTGGCGAATTTGAGCTGCATTGCCCGTTTACCGTTGAAAACCTGCAGCTATTAGCACAGGATAACCTCATCCGGAAAAAAGACAGTGATGAGATCGGTTTTATTGAGTACCGAAATATCAAGAAGGATGAAACAGACAAAGAAAACTTGGTGATTAAAGGAAAATTGGGTGAAGGCTACCTCAACCGACGCATTATATGGGGGCGTGAGATATTAAATACTACCTATGAGCTGGCCATGCGGACGTTGGTGGATAAAAATTGCATCAACCCAACAGATGCGAACCGAAACATTAATACGTTGATGCTGGGCGATCTTGGTAGTTTTACCGGAAATGTCAATTTACAGGTCTCGTATCAGAACTTACTCAAAGTGGTTGAAGCCTTGTGCCTGGAAGCCGAGCTGGGAAACCGGGTCCGATTTGATAAGGATTTAAAAAAATTGAAGTTTGAAATCTTTCAGGGCTTGGATCGGACATCTGGCCAGGCGATTAATCCGCAATGTATTTTCAGCAAGGAATTTGACAATATCTTAGATCAGGAATATACCGACAGCATTATGGATTATCGCAACGTTGCGTTAGTTGGAGGCATCGGTGAAGACGCTGATCGGCGGCTAGTAACCGTTGGAAGTGGTACCGGACTGGATCGCTTTGAAGTTTTTAACGACCAAAAAGGCTTGTCCAACATGGTGGATAATGTGGCCATGACAGATCCTGAATATCTGGCCCTGTTAAGCAGCAAGGGCAATGAAACCATTGCCGAAACAAAGAAGGTTCAGACCTTTGTGAATGGCATCAATATGAATTCAAACTTGCGGTACAAAACAGATTTCGACCTTGGCGATATTGTGACGTGTCTGTCCAGAAAATGGGGTATTGCCATTGACAGCCGGATCAATGAAATTGAAGAGGTTTATGAGGAATCTGGCATGGAAGTAAATATTGTTTTTGGGAAAGAGATGCCCCGGACAATTGCACAGAAAATAAAACTATTATGAAAGGGGTGATTTGATGGCAGAAATTAGTGGATTCCATGGTTCAGAGAACGGTGATCGGCGATACAAAGCTGATTTTTGGGCACGACTTTTAGGGAGTTTTATCGGCAATGGTGTCTATCCGAATCCGAGCACCAATTTGCAGGTAATTGCTAACGGCGACATGACGGTGACGGTTAAGGCCGGAAAAGCGTGGGTCAATGGTGTGTTCTATGAGAACACGGCGGATAAAGTTATTACACTTGATGTTGCAGATGGCGTTTTAAAAAGAATTGATCGGATCGTTGTAAGCGACATAACTTTAGAGCGTGACACTTACAGTAAGGTAAAAAAAGGATCATTTGCAAGTACTCCAGCAGCTCCGGCATTACAACGAGATGCTGATGCTTATGAGTTAGGTTTGGCGGATATCTACATTGTAAATGGTGCGGTGAGTATCTCGCAAGCTAATATAACCGACTTGAGATTAAATTCGGCTTATTGTGGAATTGTCCATGGTTTGTTTGATCAGCTGGATACGACGACGCTTTTTAATCAGTATCAAGCATGGATTTCAGAAAAGCAATCGCAATTTGATTTGAGCTTGGTTGGCTATGCGGCTGGAAAGCAGATTGAGATTGATCAACTGAAATCAGATTTTCAGAGTGAATTTTTAAATTTTATGGATTCTCTGGAGGGGGCTCTTTCCGGGGATGTAGCTACAAATATGTTTGTGATGATAAATGATAATACTGCGGCTATACAGGCTAATAAAGAATCAATTGAATCAATATCAGGGGTAGGGAGAACAACAGAAACAATAAAAGGTAATGCAGATGCAATAAGCTTATTAGACAATGACACAAAAAATGCATACATAAACCTGAGCAGAAAACTAAGAATGGGGGGGATGTAAAATGGCTATCGGGGATGTAATGCCAAAGAAATTGTTCCAAGGGCCTTTAAGCACTGCGGTGACGGCCGTTTATACAGTGCCGGTAGGATACCGGGCGCACATCGCTGATGTGCTGGTTGTAAACCAAAACACAACGACCGACCGAAAATTCAATATTTACGCCCATGGCACAGCATCCGGCAACCAGATCCATCGGAATGTTTCGGTAATAAAGGATTCAAGCGCCGGGATGTTAGAGAATAAAATTATTTTAACTGCCGGGGAAGTATTGGCTATGAGCCAGGACACTGGGACCGACTTGATTGTCACAATCTATGGGTATGAGGAGGCGATTGAGTAATGGGGAAATATGTGAGCGATGCACCATTAATAAGTGGCTTAAAAGATATAAATGGCAATGACTTAATCCCCGAAATTTCCTTGGGGTACAAACAAGTAAAAAGACTGTTTGATAGATCTGCTTACGATACATATTACAGTAATACATCAACTTATGAGGGGTATCAAATAGTAGAAGTAGACGGAGTTTTACTGTTAGCAAGGCCATATGTGCAGAAGATAAATAAAGACTCTTTAGAAGTTGTTGCAACGTCTAATACAAATATGCTTAGTCAAGCGAATTTGACGGCAGGGTACAAACATGTTTTTAGAATAGTTGGTGACTACTTATATTACACAACAACTAATACAATGCAACTGTATAAATTCAATCTTTCAACTCTAACGCTATTATCTTCTCGTACTCATTTGGGAAGTAACTGTTTTCAATTCGAGATTTCTCAAGACGGTCTTTATGCGTTGTTACATACCGGAGCCAACTCTACTAACGCAGTGCAAAAAATAAACTTAGCTACTATGACTATCTCAGCATCTTTTACAACGCCTAATGCTACCAGAACGATTGTTGTAAAAGGTGATTATTTTTATACGTTAAAAGAGACTTATAATAGCACAGTGGCTACTTATTATTATAGTTTACAAAAATATGATGTTGCTACCGGAACGCTTCAAGCATCTGGTAGTTCTGGATTTTATATGGCGTCAAGTTGGCCCTTATATACGCAACCGTTAATTGATGGGAACTATTTGTACACCGTTGGTTATATGACTAACACTTCTTCTGGTAACAGAGGGTATCAATATTGTCTGTACAAATTTGACTTAAATACACTTGAAATTGTTAAAGCAATACCCGAACCGTTTTGGCCAAGTGATTTGAGTTCAACATATCCAAAAATGTATTATGGTCGAGAGATACGAAAGATTGGAGATTGCATTGTAACAAGCCAAGGGTTATCTTATAACGTTATAACTGATGAAATAACAGAAATTGATTTAACTGGAATTTTTAAATCAGCTACATTTCAATATTCATTCAGCAGTAATGGGGATATTCATTTCATCAATCCAGATACAAGAGAAATAGTCAAATGTGAATTGGTTGAAAAAATAAAAAATTATAGGAGTGCATGAAAATGATATATGTTTTTGAAAATTATGATGGAACAGCTAGTGTTGTGTATGAGGAAGAATCACTTAATGATAATCACAAATCAAAAGGTATTGCATTAGAAGTGTTACCGGTAGTAGAAGAGCAACTTGGCAAAGTTCCCGTTTTAAAATGTAAAAAGGCAACAAGTGAAGTCTGGTATGACTATGTTGACAAACCAGCTGATCCAATCGAAGACAGAGTTGCAACGGTTGAGGATGCAATTGCTGAGCTGATTATGGGAGGTGTAATGTAATGGCAGTATTTATGGCAAAAAGAATTATTGCGGGCAAAAATGCCTATGCAGAGGTTGTTTTAGCAAGACCAGATTTGAAAACTGGGATTGACGAATATTTAATTGCAGAAGGACATGGAGAATTGATTGTAACAGCTTAGGCTGTTTTTTTATTTCCAAAAAGAAAGGATGATCAAATGAGATATTTTACAGACAACCCCTTAGTTTCAAGCATTTTTACGGCAGTAGTAGGATTTGTGACATGGTTATTTGGAGGGTGGGATACGTTGATGTGTGTTTTGGTAGCGCTGATGGCTTTAGATTATATCACCGGGTTAATGGTGGCGTTCCAGAACAAAGAACTGTCCTCATCCATTGGGTTAAAAGGACTGTTTAAAAAGGTGGCTGAGTTGGTCGTGGTCATGGTGGCCGTTCAGATTGATATTGCCACCAACCAGGGCGGATCATATTTTAAAAACATCGTCTGCCTGATGTTCATTGCCAATGAAGGGCTGAGCATCTTGGAGAATACCGGAAATTTAGGCGTTCCCCTCCCGGAAGCTCTTACCAAGGCATTAAAACAGATTGGAAACAAAGCAGAAACAGAAAAAGAAAGTGAAGGTGAATGAAAATGGCAAATACGTTACTGTATAAAGTTCATGTCGAAAACAAAGGTTGGGGCGCTTGGGTCCAGGAAGGGCGCTTGGCCGGGACAGTCGGTCAGGGACTACGGATAGAAGCGATTCGAATCCAGGGCGTTAAGCGTTATCGCGTCCATGTCGAGAACATCGGCTGGATGGATTGGGTTCAGGAAGATGAGATTGCCGGTACCGTTGGCCAAGGCCTGAGAATCGAAGCAATTGAGATTGAATGCGAAAATCTGAATTATCAGGTTCATGTACAGAATGTCGGATGGTTGGATTTTGCCAGAAATGGAGAAATGGCCGGAACGACTGGTGGGGGTCTGAGAATAGAAGCGATCCGGTTATTAAAAAGTGATGAACCGATTAGCGTTGATGATCACCGTTCTACATTTGTAATAGCACCTGCGCCTGTTCCGGTACCGGCTTCAACGCCGGTGGCATCTGTACAGGGTAAGAAGTCTGGAAAGATTTATCTGGCGGTTGGGCATGGCGTTTCAAGTGACGGATCGTGGGACTGTGGGTGTGTAGATGGCCAGTATACCGAAGCCGATTTAATGCTGGCCATCGGGAAGGTGGCGGCAGCAAGATTACGTGATCTCGGTTTTACGGTCCTGACGGATGCTGATACTAATAATGATAAAAACATTGCCGTCTGCGTCAACGAAGCGAATTCGTGGGGAGCCGATCTTTACGTATCGCTGCATTGTGATTATAATCAGGCTCCGTCTGGAACACTGCCAATTGTCTACCCAGGAAGTGGCGACGGCATCCGGATTGCAAACTGCCTGATTGGTTCAGCTCAGGTTCGCCTGGGACTTGGTACCCGGGGCGTGATCCAGCGAGACGATTGGGAGGTTGCTGATACAGGCATGACTGCCTGCATTTTTGAAACTGGCGGCATTCGTCCGGATATCGGAGTATTGACCAACGCTTCAGCATTTGGTGAGGTCGTTACTCAAGGCATTTACGATTGGTTTTAAGATATATGTAGGTTTTGACGTTTTGATATTGAAAATACAATGATCTTGACCCAAAATTTGTCAAGCAAGTTTCACGGCCACCTTCGGGTGGCCCTATTTAATATTTAGGAGGAAAAATGAATAGTTTTATACCATGGATTGGCGGGAAACGCCTGTTAAGAAAAACAATAATTGATATGTTTCCAAAGGACTTTGATCGATACATTGAAGTCTTTGGTGGGGCCGGATGGGTGCTCTTTGCAAAAGATAAGCATGCCGATCTGGAGATTTATAACGATTTTAATGGTCAGCTGACCAATTTGTTCCGGTGCGTGAAGTATCATCCGGATGAGGTGAAAAAGGAAATATCCTGTGTTTTGAATTCCCGGGAGTTCTTTGACGATTTCAAATCACAGCTTGATATGCGAGGATTAACCGACATCCAACGGGCTGGGCGGTATTTTATGATTATCAAGACTTCATACGGTGCTGACAGAAAGTCATTTGGCGGGACTAAGAAAAACCTGATTAAAAGCTCCGACTACTTGAGTGAGATCAGTGACCGATTAAACGGTGTGGTGATTGAAAACAAAGATTTTGAACGGATCATCAAGGTTCATGATCGACCCGGGGCGCTTTTCTATCTTGATCCACCATATCATGGGACAGAAAAATATTATCAGACCGGATTTTGTGATGTAGATCATGAAAGATTGAGAGACTGCTTGAAAGAAATCAAAGGAAAGTTTATACTGAGTTATAACAATGATGATTTTGTCCAGAAATTATATCAGGGCTTTAACCTGATAGAAGTTTGCCGGAGAAATTCGCTACTTGAACGGTACGATGGGAAAGATAAAGAATATAAAGAATTGATTATTAAAAATTATTAAATCTATATCACTTTTTATTAAAGAATCATAGGTGTGATGTTTTTTTGATATGAAGTGAATTAATTCAATTGGATCTATTAAAGAAGCTTATATTTAAGTATGAAGTGTTTTGTAATTGAAATATAATAAAAGTATGCCAAGGTATAATCTTGTTATATTTGAATATAATTGATAAAATAACAGTTAGGTAGAAAAAAAGAAAAATGAAAATAGAGGGATCAATGAAAGATAAAAGTCTGTTTTACAAAAGTTTTGATACGAATACTGAAATTGATAGTTTTTTGGATAAATTGAGAGAATATGCAATAAGTTTTACAAATGGCAATTCGGTTTATGTTATCAACAAACCATTGGGTGAAAAAAAATATGAGTATAGTTATGAAAAAGTCTTCGTAATACTTATCCCAAAACACAAAGTATTGTTTTTGAATTACGGAAATAATGCTGACGCTTTTACTAACTATGTAGAAGATTTTTTAGATGATTTAGGACACATCTCGGATAAATATAATTATACGAAAGTTTTGGGAAGAGCAAGGAATTGGCGAAAAGAATTTATCGAAGTGGTAGAATATAATGATATAAAAAATGAAGAAATATCAGAGCTGCTTAAAAGATATAAATTAGGAACCAAGGAAAATGAAAGAAAAGGTGAGTTTTTAATATCGTTACTTACTGGGAGTATAAACGATATTAAAAAAACTGGTGTGGAGTATCCAGAAACAATTTTGGAAAAAATAAAAAGAAAGATAATTCTATTTGATGGAGATCAAACACGTTTTATTTATGATGAGCCTACTAAAAATCGAATAACTATACAGGGTCTAGCTGGAACGGGGAAAACGGAATTATTACTTCATAAAGTTAAAGAATTATACGTTAAAAGTGAGGATGTGAGAATAGCTTTTACCTGTCATAATAAAATTCTTGCTGAGAATCTTAGAGAAAGAATACCGGAGTTTTTCGATTTCATGAAAGTAGATGAACAAATAAAATGGAAGGAAAAATTATGGGTAATGAGTGGCTGGGGGTCAAAAGGTGCTCCTGATTCAGGAGTTTACAGTTATATTTGCGATTATTATAATCTTCCTTTTGAAAGATTTTCTTATCATACAACATTTGATAGTATCTGTAAACGAGCTTTGGGGTATTTACAAAGTATATCAAATTTCGAACCATGCTTTGATTATATATTGATTGATGAGAGCCAAGATTTTACTGAGAACTTTTTTTCGTTATGTGCGAAAGTGACAAAAAATTGTTTGTATGTAGCTGGAGATATCTTTCAAAATGTTTTTGAAAGTGAAATTATTAGCGAAGTAAATCCAGATTTTTTATTGAATAAGTGTTATAGAACTGACCCTAGGACGTTAATGTGTGCACATGCTATTGGAATGGGGCTTTTCGAAGTCGGAAATCGTTTAAGATGGCTAGAAGACAGAGCATGGGAGGATTGTGGATATGAGATCAATAGGACTCCTGATGGGTTTTGTGATTTATCTAGAAAACCATTAAGGCGATTTGAGGACATAACTAATGCTAACATTAAAAGTATTGAGATAATACCAGAAAAAAAGGAGAAATATCTTGATAAGATATTAACAATAATCAAGGATCTAAAGATTGAGAATCCAAGTATAGAGCCAGATGATATAGGAATTATGTTTTTGGAAAATACAAATGCTAATTATTTTTTGGCGAACCAATTAGAGGTAGAAATAAGTGAGATGTTTAATTGGGATGTTAATATTGGTTATGAGACAAAAGAAAAGAAAAAGGGATCTTTGTTTATCAGTAATAGAAATAATGTAAAAGGATTGGAGTTTCCATTTGTCATTTGTTTAATGCAAGGGAATTTAAATACAGATTTACAAACAAGAAATTCGGTATACATGATGTTGACACGATCTTTTATAACATCATATTTTATAATTCCAGATATTGATATGAAAACTGTTGAACAAATATCAAAGGGAATAAATGATGTTAATGAGAAGGGATATTTACATCTTATTGAACCCGATAAAGCTGAGAAAAGAAGGTTGAACAATGCTATTATCAATAGGGGGAATATCTACAAGTCACAGCGCGATATAGTGGAAGAAATTATGGATCAAATTAATGTAAATAAAAAAGATAGAGAGAAATTGCATAAAATGATTAGTATACTCCACAAAGAAGAATTAGATAAAGATAAATTATATGAAATAATAAGAATGAATTATAGTTTGATGAATTGAGGGATTTGGTATGGCAAAAAGACTTGAGTTCCCAATAAATAACTATTTTTATAAAAAAATAGCAAGACCATTAAGAACAAAAAAAGATTTTTTGGTTTTATTATTAGACACTGTAAAATTATTTTTTGTTGACGACCATATTCATGAAAACAAAGGGAGTGTAGTTATCGCTATTGATAAAATGAGTAGAGTGTTTTATAGGATAGAGAATAAATATTTTTCAATTGCCTTTCCATTTTATCTTGAACAAATTGAACAAGAATATCGAATATATGATAATAACTCTGATGTCGAAATTGACAATAAAATGCTTTCGATTATTACTAGAATTATACATAACTTTGATTTTGATGAAGTTTCAGTAGAAAAAATTTATGATGACTTCTGTAGAGATATTTGTGAAGAATATGAATATTCTATTATCGAAAGTGCATGGAAAGTTATGACAAGAATGTTAGCTATGGAATTAGGATACATTAGATACGATATGGATGAGGAACATGAAAATGGAGAGTTACATCCTCTTAATCATTTAGACGTGAATTATTCATCAAATTGCACATATAAATTAGGCTTACATAGCAAAATTGAGATAGATGATTTAATTGATATTTTAGATATAAAGAAAAAATGCGGATTTATAGTACATTAAATAAAGGAATGCTTCTCGTAGAGTTAATTTTCAATAATATATGCCGTCGAAGTGTAAGTATAACTAAAAGCTATAGCTATTAGTTATAGAATGAATAGGCCTTTATCCGGGGTGATTTTGCCCCCTTTTTTGCCCCTTATTGTTTAAAAAACAAAAAATCAAAACAACCGAAAAACCGCATAATAAAGGCATTTGCAAATGCTCGAAAATTACAGTAAACAAACTTTGATATTTCAGTAGGTCGGGGGTTCGATTCCCCCTGACAGCTCCAGTAAAAAAATAATATTTACTTAAAAGAATGGCTTTAATTAGCGGATTTTTGATTTTATTCTCCACCTAAAGGATGACCGACTGTCAAAAAAAGCCCTGGAGTTCATTAACCTGGTTGGGCTTGAACTCCTAAGCTATCTTGTCAAATATCCAAAAAACTAAGTGACGGGCAGAATCAGCGGGTTGCTATACCTAGTGTTCAAAGAGTATATTTTTTGCTCAGGGAAGCATATACGAAATGTCTGACGAAGTTGATGGATATGCAAAAATCATTTTTTTCAGATCTTTTGCCGGTAGGCCAAACGTGATTGCGATTGCAAAAGTATTAATCAGCTCATCAGCTTGACTTCCGATTATATGTGCCCCTAAAATCCGATCCGATTCTTTATCGACAATCACTTTTGCCATGGCATATGAATCGTTTGTTCTTCGGTAGGTATACCAATTTGACATATCAACTTTAATCATTTCATATGAATATCCTTTTTCAATAGCCTGTTTTTCAGTCAGGCCTACAGTTCCTATTTTTGGAATCGTAAATACCACTGTTGGCATAACCGGATAGTCGGTTCTGGCTTTATTGCCGCTTAGCATATTCGTAGCAGCTATTTTTCCTTCCCGACTTGCAAATGGAGTGAGGGGAAGCCCTGGAGAGGCAGCTGCATCTCCAGCGGCATAAATGCCAGGATTGCTGACACTCTGCAAATAATCATTAACAACAATTCCTTTCCGATTGAATTCAACATTACTCGCGTCTAGATTCAGGTTCATTATATTCGCCACCCGGCCTGCTCCATGGACGACCAGTTCACCTTCTATATCGACTTTTTCCCCTTTTTTCAGGCAATGAACAATAAAACCGCGTTCAAGCTTTTCCACCGAATCAACACTTGTTTCGGTGTGTATGTGGATGCCGATCTCTTTTGACTTCGCCACAAGAATATTAACAATATCACGGTCGAAATTAGCAAGGGGACTGTCCTGCATTTCAACAATATGAACTTCAGCACCAGCTCTAGCAGCAATATGAGCAAATTCAAAAGCTATGAAACCGCCGCCCGCAAAAATTATTTTCTTTGGCAATTGATCTAGTTCAAGAAATGCTTCACTATCTATCAGATACTCGGTGCCTTTAAAACCCAAGTGCATGGGTATGGCTCCTGTCGCAATTAATATATGTTGCGCCTCATAAAGATGATTGGCCACTTCAATTTTATTATTACCAGCAAATTCAGCATGACCATGCAATGTAATTATTCCAGCTGACTGAAGAGCTTTTTCCCTGTTTTCAGAAACACCCTTTGTAAACGTTCTTTTAAAGGCCATTAAGTCGGACCAGTTTATTTCACCGGCTGTTTCAAAACCCTTGCCTTTCATGCGATGAATCCAATCCATAAGTTCTGCCGCCCCAACCAGAACTTTTTTAGGATCACAACCACGTAATTCACAGGTGCCTCCGAATGGTCTTGAATCAACTACAGCAACATTCCAACCTGCCATTTTACACATTTTTGCTGCACCCAT